GATAAAGACCTGTATTCTGAGTACAACTATGTCGGTTATGACTTTCCTATTGGTAAGACAGTTGAATTGACTGCCCCTGCTGCTAGGCATATGTTAGGTTATGAAGACGAGGAAAAGGAGAAGTATCTTGTCCAGTTGGGCTTGATACGACTTCACAGCGAACTTGAAGAAGCAACGGAAAAATTCAAGAGATTAAAAATTTCTGAAGAGTATCCACAAAAGAACTGCTCGTTACCCTCGGCAGTTGGCGTAGTACCCTTACGGATTGAAAAATCCGTTGGGGGAAAGTCCAATCAGAGGGTTGCATAACATGAAGGTAACATGGCAACTCTCTCTTCCTACATCACGGAAGTACAGCGTTTATTGCACGATGCAAACTCTGTCTTCTGGTCTACCTCGGAGCTAACGGACTACATCAACGATGCCCGTGAGCGAGTAGCGAGAGATACTGGGTGCTTACGCACCCTTCAAATTACTGCCACCCCAATTTCCAGCACAGGCGTACCCGCAACCATATGGACTGCGGGTGCTACCGTTACTGCTGGTGAATTTGTTTTTAACAATATCTTTATTTATGAGGTAACTGTCAGTGGTGTACTTGGTAGTACAGCACCAGCTTATCCTTCATCTGGCTACACTTTCCCGCCTTCTACTCCATTTACAGATGGCACGGCTACTTTGCAGTATTCTGGCCCTGCGGAAATAATTCCCTATGCCACTATTTCAACAGGCACAACCTTAGACATTCTGAACGTCAATATTTACTGGGGTAACAGTCGTATTCCTTTGCGGTACTTACCTTGGTCAAACTTTAACGCACAGCTTCGCTATTATCAAAACTCTGTTGGCAGACCTATATGTTTCTCTGTATATGGTCAAAACACTATCTACGTAGGCCCTGTTCCAGACCAAGCCTATGTGGTGGAGATAGATAGCACTATCTTGCCTACAGCGTTGAGCTTAAATACGCCCAATGCTAATGACCAGATACAAGACCCCTACACCTCACCTGTAGCTTTCTATGCGGCTTATAAAGCCAAGTACAAGGAACAAAGCTATGGAGAAGCTGAGATATACAAACAAGAATATGCCAAGCAAGTTCAGGCAGTGCTGAACTCTGTGTACACCCGCAGAATCCCTGACCCCTACAGCACGTTCTAATCATGGCCTCCGCAGAACAAAAGAAATCTTATGCTGTTTATAAGAATTTTAAAGGCTTAAATACCAAAGCCAATAGAACAGCTATTGATGAAGAAGAGTTTTCATGGATAGAAAATGCCATGCCTATTGGGTTTGGCAACATCAAGATTGTTTCTTCTCAAATCACTATCAAGGATGGCGGCAATAATGCCATTTCGTTTGGCAACACAGTCTCTACGCTTACAAACACCAACCTTGGCTTGTCTGACTATTTGTTGGCCTTTCAAGAAGATGGTCGAGGACAGTATGTCATCATAGATACAGGCACTGTGGGAAATGTAGGCGTGATAGGCACATTTTCTTCTGCAAACGTATCTATTGCACAGTGGAAGAATGAAGAAGTATTTATAGGTGACCCCAACAAAGGACTCTTTACTTGGGATGGCACTGACTTACTTAATGTTGGTGGTGTAGGTCAAATAGGAATTACAAACAGGGGTTCAGGCTATACCTCTGCGCCAGCAGTCACTATCTCTGCACCTAATCAAACAAACGGGACACAGGCAACGGCTGTTTCCACAATTACTGCAAATGCGGTGTCTTCTATTTCCATTACAGAAGGTGGTAGTGGATATACCGCTGCACCAACAGTCACCATTACAGGTGGTGGAGGTAGCGGTGCTACTGCTATTGCTGAAATTCTTACATTTACAAAAGGTGCGCTGTTTATACAAGTTACTAACAGTGGTTCTGGTTACAACCCTGCTTCTCCCCCTGCTGTTACTATTTCAGGTGGAGGTGGAGCAAATGCCGCTGCTACTGCTATCGTGTTTGGCAATGCAGTAACACAAGTAATCATGTCAAATGTGGGTAACAATTTCACAAGTGTACCTACAGTTACGATAGCTGCTCCACCGACTCCCACTGGCAATGCAAATGCCACGGTAATAGGTGTACCAAATTTAGAAGAAATAGTTGCTGTTTCTACATTTTCTGGTCGTGTGTGGGTGGCTACAGGTCGTACAGTTACCTTTTCTTCTTCTACTAGCCCTACTGATTTCACTTCTGCTTCTGCGGGTGCAGAGACAATTACAGACTCTACCTTGCGTGGCAACATACAAAACATGGTGTCTGCCAACAACTTTCTGTACATTTTTGGAGAAGACAGCATCAACGTCTTTTCTGATGTTAGGGTTACAAACACAGGCGACACCCTATTCACAAACACAAACGTGTCTGCGTCTGTAGGTAGTAAGCTGAAATACGCTGTATTCCCTTACTTCCGCTCTGTGTTGTTTATGAATAACTACGGGGTGTATGCCCTAGTTGGCTCAACAACAAGCAAGATTTCTGACCAACTAGATGGTATTTTCCCTTATATAGACTTCACCAAGCCTGTGACTGCGGGTCAAGTCTTGCTCAACAACATTCTGTGTGCGGCATTTAACTTCTACCTCAACGCAAGTTTTCCTACCACTACGGGAGACAGGTTTGTACAGTGCGTGTTTTTTGAAAAGAAGTGGTTTGTCACAAGCCAGGGTGCATTGCGGTATGTGTCTTCTGCTGCTGTTGGCGGGTTGATTAATCTGTACGGGGTAACAGATACGGCTCTTTTCAAGCTGTACGGGGATGCAACTGCAAATATCTCTTCTGAGATACAGACATCTTTGTCTCCTATGAAAGACCCTATTCGAACCAAACAAGCATTAAAATTTGGTATAGAAGCAACGCTTACTACGGGTGGTTCGTTTAATGTGACTGTGGATAGTGAGAGTGGGTCAAGTCCTGTTTATGCGCTGAATAACGCAGTTACTTGGTACAACAATTCAGGTGTCACGCTTACTTGGCTTAATAATTCTTCAGCGGTTATCGGGTGGTTGACAAGTTCAGGGTATGCCCTGTACAAATCAGACGCACAGCAGTATGGTAAGTATTTGGGGTTGACAATCACTAGCACAGACCCTGCGCTAACTGTTAACACAATTGAGTTTGAACATGAATTAAGAGTGAGGTTCTAACATGGCTGTTCCTAATATTTTCGGCACTGCGACTGCGGCAATTCCGTTATCGCAACTAGATACCAACTTTGCCACTGCGATTACGCTTGGCAATACTGCTGTCTATCTAGGTAACACCACTACCAGTCTTGGTAATGTGACGCTTACCAACGTCACTATCAGCAGTGGTAATGTGAGTATATCTACTGCTACTGTTGGTGCGGGTAGCAATACTGCGCCTTCCATCACCACTACTGGCGACACCAACACAGGTATCTTTTTCCCTGCCGCTGACACCATTGCTTTTACTGAAGGCGGTGTAGAGTCTATGCGTATCGACTCCGCTGGCAACGTAGGTATAGGTGTTACGCCTAGTGCTGGTCAATCATTAGTGGTTGGAAAAGACATTACGGGAGCAGTGGGGTCTTATGCTGTTCATGTTAACGGGACGATTCAGTCTGGTGTAACTTCTGTCGCATATGGAGTGCGAACTAATTTGTCTACTGTAGCCAGTGCGTTTACATTAGCAAATTTGCGACATCATGATGCAACTCAAGCAACATTTGGCGCAGGTTCAACAGTAACTAACCAAAGTGGATTTTATGTTGATAACTCATTAACAGGAGCAACCAGTAACTACGGTTTCTTTGGCAACATAGCAAGTGGAACAAACCGCTGGAACTTCTATGCTAACGGGACTGCTGATAACTACATGGCTGGTAATTTGGGGGTTGGTACTAATACGCCAACAACAAAAGTTCAAATTACTCGCACGGCTTTATCTGGTTTTCTTTCCAGAACAAGCGCAACTCTAACCCTTGAAGACACCGCTGGAACTGAACTTTACTTTGCAAACAACACCGCAGGGTATGGTCAATTGCGGTTTGGGGATACTGATAGCAACTTTAGAGGGGCGTTTACTTACGACCACAGTGTTGACGCAATGTATTTTGTCACTGCTGCCACAGAACGTATGCGTATAGATACTGCTGGTAATGCGCAGTTCTTAACTGGCGCAGTCATGCCTTATGCCCCTGCACCCGCAGCAATTAGTGCAGCCGCAACACTGACCAATGCCAATATTCAAGCGCAGATAATTAGTGCGACTGGTACAACGTACACAATCACAATGCCTTTGGGTACAACGCTTGAGACATTAGCAACATGGGCAACAACAGGTATTGCTTATGATTTCTATATCATCAATGCCGCATCAGGAACAATCACTTTGGATGCTACTGAAGTGGGTGTCACATCGGTAGGAACAATGACAATTGCAACGGGCGTATCTGCACAATTCCGCATCCGCAGAACAGCGGCAAATACTTTTGTTGTTTATCGTTTAGGTTAATAAGGGGAAATCATGGAAATCACTTGGACAATTGCACAACTTGAACGCCAAACCTCTGATGGCTTGGTAACTACTGCTCACTGG